AATACTTCATACACAGTTACTGTAGGTGCTGGTGGTACTGGTGATGGAGATTCTGGAAACTTTGGAGTTCAGGGCGGAAGTTCATCTATCTCAGGTACTGGTATAACAACCATTACATCAACTGGTGGCGGTGGTGGTGGCTCAGGATTCTTCGTTGGTCAAGCAGGTGGCTCAGGTGGTGGCGGTGGTGCATCTTCTGTTGCAGGAAAAGCAGGCGGTGCTGGAACCACAGGTCAAGGTTATGATGGCGGTGCTGGAACTACTTTCAATAATGAATCAGCAGGCGGTGGTGGTGGAGCAGGTGCTGCGGGAGCAGACGGAAGCGGAACAGCCTCCAATCATATTGGAGGTAACGGCGGTGCTGGCGTTGCAGTTGCAATTTCAGGCTCATCCGTAACCTATGCAGGTGGTGGTGGTGGTGGTGTCTATACTCTTGGTACTGCTGGAACTGGTGGCTCAGGTGGTGGTGGTGGTGGCGGTGCTACTTCTGGGTCAAACGGTACTGCTAACTTAGGTGGCGGCGGAGGCGGTTTTGGTCGAACAGGAACAGGTGCTGGCAACGGTGGCTCAGGCATTGTTATAGCTCGTTATTCAAGCCCACAAGCAGCAACTGGTGGAACTGTAACCACATCAGGTGGAAATATAATTCACACATTTACTTCTGATGGTACTTTTACAACTGCTCCATCTGCAGTTAAAGCAACTGGCGGAACAATAACTTATTCTGGCGGATACTGGATTCACACATTTACAAGCTCAGGAACATTTACTCCTACTGCAAACCTAACTGCTGACTACTTAGTTGTTGCTGGTGGTGGTAGCGGAGGTGGTGCAACTAATTCTGATGATTCAGGTGAAGGTGGAGGCGGTGCAGGTGGACTTCGTTCAACCGTAACGGCTACTGGTGGTGGCGGTACTTTAGAAACTGCCTTATCATTAACAGCAGGAACTTCTTATACAGTAACTATTGGTGCTGGTGCTGCCGCTGCTGCTGCTACTTCGCTTGACGGCAGTAATTCAGTTTTCTCAACTATCACCGCAACTGGTGGTGGTGGCGGCGGCGGACAAAGCGTTAGCAATGGTCGTACTGGCGGTTCAGGTGGTGGTGGTCGCGGTGGTGGAGCAGGTGGTACTGGTGGAACTGGTACCGCTAATCAAGGTTATGCAGGTGGTGTTGGTAAAACTGGTAATAACTATGACGGCGGTGGTGGAGGTGGCGCTGGCGCGGTAGGTGCTGCTGGAACAACTACTGCTGGCGCTGGAGGCGCTGGTGTAGCAATTTCTGCACTTGCAACTCCAACTGGTACTGGTGTAAGTGGTTATTATGCTGGTGGCGGTGGTGGTGGTAAATATGGAGGAACTACTTTCGGAGCAGGTGGAGCAGGTGGTGGTGGTAATGGTGGAGTTAATTCTGCTGGTATTGCTGGAACTGTTAATACAGGTTCAGGCGGAGGCGGTCAAGGTAATAATCTAACTGCTGCTAATTTAGGTGGTGCTGGCGGCTCTGGTATAGTTATTGTAAGATACGCAATCTAAAGAGAGGTTAAAATGACTAAAGATAATATAACTAAAATTAAAGAAACAAAGAAAACTCAATGTTTCAGTTTTGAAGTTGTCATGATGGTTCATGTAATTGCCGATAATGAAGCGACTGCTAAAACTCAACTTGATGATAAAGGTGGAATCGTCACAAAGCGTGATGTAAAATTAGTAAATACACAAACTCTTTACGGAGAAGAAAAGGAATAATAATGGCGCACTATGCGAAAGTAGAAAGCGGAGTGGTAACACAAGTTATTGTTGCCGACTCTAAAGAGTGGTGTCAAGCAAATCTAGGTGGCGAGTGGGTACAGACCTCCTATAACACACACGGCGGAGTAAATAGCCGTGATGGTGGTACTTCACTACACAAAAATTATGCAGGTATTGGATATACATTTGATGGTACTGGCTTTGCCGCACCTCAACCATATCCATCTTGGACTAAAAACTCAGACACATACCTATGGGAAGCACCAGTTGCTATGCCAACTGATGGTAAAAAATATACATGGGATGAAGATACAACTTCTTGGGTTGAATCACCAGCACTGTAAGTAATAAAAATTATTAAAGACCCCGCTTCGGCGGGGTTTTCTATTTAAAGGAGAAGCAGTGGCATCAAAGTCGCCAGATATTTCCGAGCGCACGATAATTGATTTATCGGGTCGTACTTCTACTTACTACGATTTAAACGCTAACGCATTTGATGTGGCTATTGCTGGCTTGCCATTTATTATGGCAGTAACAGACAGTACCCCATACAAGCGACAGACTGCAGAGTTCCGTGCTCAGCGTGTAGACCAAATGCGTGACCCAGGAGAGCACACTCTTGCTGGTTCAGGCTACTGGACACGAAGCCAATCCTCTTTTCATTATGGTGAAGGTATCCAATTCACTGAGCCAATGGAAGGTAATGACATGGAAGTTCGCTTCCGTTACAATTCATCCTATGGCGTTAACCCATGGACTCCAGGTGAATTAACCCTGCTTCGTAAGACAACACTTGTTAGGGCTTTTACTGGTGCCTGCAAGGTTGATACTGGCGCTAGTAGTGCAGGTGTAGCCTTCCTTGTAGCCACTGACATGAGCGTACGCACATCACAAACTACTGCAATGTATAAGATTACTACCGCTGGTACATCTACTGCTCTCGTCAACTGGTCATCATTTAGCAATGAAACAATCCTTGCTACCACATCTGATGGTACATACATGTATGTTGCTACTACTGCTGGTTTTTATGATGTCAAATTAGAAGATGGCACAACACATAAGTCATACACTTACAATGCTTTAACGCTAGAACATGCAGCACTTAAGTATGTAAAGAGTCGTGTTGTTGCTGGGCTTAAGTTTACTAACGGTACCTATGCAGCCTATGAATTATTGTTTCCTGATAAGGGCGCTGGCGGTGCAAGTGATATTAAAAAGACAATGGCTTCATCACATGGAACTCAAATTAACGGCTCAACTAATATGCCAGTTTCATGGACATGGAGTGCGGTAGCCGAAGGCTCTAATGCAATTTACTTTGGCGGATATGCTGGTGAGCACTCTACGATTTTTAAATTAACGGTTGATAATACTGGTGCGCTAGGCACAATCATTACCGCTGCCACTATGCCACGAGGCGAAATTATCTTATCTCTTTACACATACCTTGGCACATACCTTATGGTTGGAACAAACAAGGGTGCTCGCATTGCAACCTTAGACCAAAATGGTGACATGACATACGGACCATTGGTGTTCCATAATGAGAACGGTGTCTATGACTTTGAAGGTCGTGACTCCTACATTTGGTGTGCAAACACTAACGGTGTTAACTCTAACTCAGGCACAAAGCGCATCAACCTGGGTCAACCTATTACTCTTTCAGGTTATGCACAGCCTATATCCACAGGTGTGTATGCCCGTGCTAACGATGTATTTTCTGATGCTACTACTGGAACGGTCCATGCAGTTCGTATATTTGGTGCTGATAATCAAACCGCTTTTGCTGTTAACGCATCAGGTATATGGCTTGAAAGTGCTACAGAGTTAGTTGACCAAGGTGAAATTATTACTGGCTTTATTCGCTATGACACCTTAGAAAATAAATCATGGAAGCGAATCCGTGTGCGTACGCCAGACAATACAACAGTTGGTGATATTAGCGTGTTTAAACATACCGCCGCTACGGATACAGTTATTACTACTATCAATGAAAATGAAGATACTTCACTTGATTACGATATAACGGCTGCATATCCAGATATTTTTCCAGAGGCTGCGTTTAAACTAATCATGTATCGCAATGCAACAACTGCAAGCATTGGTGCGATTGTTAGCGGTATAGCGGTCAAGGCTTTGCCTACTCCTACCCGTGCTCGTATCTTACAGATACCTTTATTTTGTTACGACAGAGAAACAGACAAGACTGGGAACATGATTGGTTACGAAGGCTATGCCAAAGAGCGGTTATCAATTCTTGAAACTGTTGAGGCTAAAGGTGACACCATTGTAATTCAAGACTTTAACGCAGGAGGCGACCCCTTTGAGTGCATCATTGACCAAATTTCCTTCGTTCGTTCTACCCCATCTAATCGTAACTACACAGGCTTTGGCGGAATTATTACCCTCGTAGCCAGAACGGTTGTTTAAACATGACACCCTCAAATTGGGCTGGACTAATAGTATCTATTATTGCAATCATAACTGCGTTTGCTACTACTGTTAGATGGTTAGTCAAACATTATTTATATGAACTTAAGCCCAATTCAGGTGCAAGTTTAAAAGATTCCGTTATTAGATTAGAAGAAAAAGTAGAAATTTTGTACCAAATTTTAATAAACAAGGATAGAAACTAATGGCACAAGTAGATGACTTCTTAGCAGTAGCACAAAAAGAAGTTGGCACAGTAGAAATACCTGAAAATAAAACTAAGTATGGTGCATTTACTAAGCATGATGGTCAGCCATGGTGTGGTTCATTTGTTATGTGGTGTGCTGCTCAAGTTAAATTAAAACTACCCAACCTTGTCTTTACGCCAGCAGGTGTGGCGGGATTTCAAGGCAAGGGTGCGTGGAGCAACGCTGCCACGGCATCACCCAAGCCTGGGGACATTGTGTTCTTTGACTTTATTGAGGGTGGTAACCCAGTAGACCATGTGGGTATTGTGCTCAAAGACAACCTTGATGGGACCATTACTACCATTGAAGGCAACACGACACCCGAAAAAAAGAAGGGTTCTGAGCGCAATGGTGGCGAAGTAGCCATTAGAATTAGAGCGTACAAGAAAGACAACAAGCGAAAACTTGCAGTGTTTGCTGCTGGTTTTGGTAAACCGAAATGGAGCAACTAATGAATAAAGAAAAAATCAAGGCGATTGTAGCAACATACCTTCGTGCTGCAGTAGCATCAGTATTGGCTTTATACCTTGCTGGAACGAGCGACCTAAAGACACTTGCATTAGCAGGCGTTGCAGCGGTAGCAGGTCCAGTCCTTAAGGCGCTTGACCCTAACTCATCAGAGTTTGGTGTTGGCTCAAAGTAAATTAGTTTAAACAGAATAGCCCCTCGCTTAAATGCGGGGGGCTTTTTTGCTTTCCCAATCTTTATTTTGCTGAGTCTTTAATCGGTGGCAGTTGGCACACAGTGTCTGGAGGTTGTCTGGTTCATTGTTTAAATGCTCGCCGTCTATATGGTCAACATCTAATTGACTACGGTGCTCTGCCACAAAGCCACACAATTCACAGTAATCTTTCTTATGCTTGGCTAACTTGACACGATTAACATTGGACTTAGTTCGGCAGCACCAGTAGCCCCTTTGCTTTAACTTAAGTCTTGTGGGTCCACATACTGCACAGATACCCCATCGGTTAGTTGGATTCTTGAGCAGCAACCTGTGCTGCTTGGGCTTATCCGCCCGTTGAATAGAATCCACTGGCATTAAACTTAACCGCAGGTGTAGTCCAGATTCTTTCCATTAAAGTATTGCAGTTGGCTAAACACATAGGCGCATCAGCCTCAGCATGAATAGAGCGTTCCACTGTGTAGACAACTCCACACTTAGGACAGCGGTAATCATAGTTACTCACCAGTACCAATTAGCCTTTTCAATGCGTTTAAACGGCGCAGCCTTGCTTGTTGTTCACGCCTTATGCCTGACCTGTACGAAATCTTGTACAAGATATAGTTTTCAATCAAGACAATCAGTATTAAAATTATTTTCATTATCATCCACTGGTGTAGGTACAGTCACTAATGCTCCACAGTCAGCACACTTAGCATCGGTAAACCATAGGCTAATCTCACTATCTTCAAACATGCATCCGACTTGAAAGACAAGGTGCCCACAATTAAGGCATACACTTGAGGGAATACCACGCAAGTTCACTATTACAGGTGGCTTCGCTCGGCTCTTGAGGAGCCTCGCTATTACACCCTTTCCCTGCACGAACAGGAGTCTAGCCACTGTTTAAATTACATCTGTGTAATTCTCCTTTGGCGTGTCGCACAATAGAGCAGACTTTGTAGAGTAATCTCCCCTATTGAAAGGAAGGTAAATGACACTTGAACAAGTAACAGGTAAGAATTATGTTAGCCACTCAGCCCTAAATACATGGCTTAGTTGTGGTTGGCAGTTCTACCTATCACGAATACAGCATGTTCCCGAACAACCATCATACTGGTTAGCAGGGGGCAAGGCAGTCCATGAAGGCACAGAACTTTATGACCGCCTATACCATGGCACTGACAAACAGGACACCTTCTCAGCACGAGGTGCATTTGAAGGTGCGTGGGAACTCAACTACAAGGCTGCAGATAACGGCATGGAGTGGAGAGCAGGTGGGCGTGCAACCAAGGCGTATCCAAACAAAGAGGATGCTGCTTGGTGGCTTGAGGCTGGACCTAAGATGATTGATTTTTGGGTGCAGTTTCGTCAAGATAGTGGCTTTACTATGTATCAGTTACCTGATGGTAGTGAGGCTATTGAAACAGAACTTAATAAGGAGGTTGGAGGCGTGCCTATCAAGGCGTTCCTTGACCGACTAATGGTTGCACCAACAGGTGAGTTGATTATTGTAGACATAAAGACAGGTAGTAAACCACCTGCTGGTCTAACTCAACTTGGTATCTACGCAATTCTTGTAGAGAAAATCTTTGGTGTTCGCCCATCTCTTGGTTCATACTTCATGGCACGGACTGGGGAACTAACCCAGCCTGAAAACTTAGACCGTTATACCGAGGCACGCCTTGGTTCATGGGCTAAGGGCTTTGAGTTAGCCATGGAAAATAAAATCTTTATCCCATCAGTAGGATTTATGTGTGGCACATGCTCAGTTAACGCTGCATGTTACGCCGTTGGTGGTAAAGACTCTCACCTCTACCCTGAAATAACAATAGGAGAAAATAAATGAGCATGAACGAAGCAGCAATTCAGATTAACTTCAAGACAAAGAAGGATGGCATGTTGATTAACCTTCGTGCCAACGATGCCATTGAACTTGATGGCTTACTAGACAGTCTAACTCAACGCCTTGCAGCGTTGATTGACCTTGAACAAACTGTTGAAACAATGGCAACACCAGCGCAATCACAAGCAATGGCTGCTATTACTCAAGCATTTCCTAATGCAACACCAGTACAAGGATATAAGCCAGCAGGTGCACCAACACCTGAGTGCACTTGTGGTGGTGGAACAATGCGTTTAGTTCCAGCAGGTATTGCTAAGGCAACTGGTCGCCCATACAAGGGCTTCTATGCATGTCCAAAACCACAAGGACAGGCTTGCCAAAACAAGGTATCTGCATAACACATGCGCCTTCTCAGCCGTGCTATTAAGACAGCATCACAAGGTGGTGCAACGCTTCCAGTTGTGTGGCAATCTCTTGCTGCCCAACAAATAGCAATCCGTTACGGCGAGGTAAGCATGATTGCTGGACCGCCAGGGGCAGGTAAGTCAACACTTGCTTTGTCCTTGGCAGTCCGTGCAAAAGTTCCAACTCTTTATATCTCAGCAGATACACACTCCCACACTATGAGCCTTCGTCTACTTGCTCTGCTTACTGGCAGACAACAACAAGATGTTGAACCATTGATGGAAGCAGACAGGGATTGGGCAGCACAAATGCTCAAGCCTGCTGACCACATCATGTGGGAGTTTGATTCATCACCAACGCTTAAAGATATTGAAGATGCAGTTCTTGCATCTCGTGAGCGCTTAGGTGAGGATGTGCGTTTAATCGTATTAGATAACGCAGTAGATGTGACGATGGATTCTCAAGATGAGTGGGGCGGATTGCGTACCTTAATGAAAGAACTTAAATGGTGGGCAAGAGAAACTGGAGCAGCAGTAGTTGTGTGTCACCACACCAGCGAAGGCGTGTTGGGTAATCCATGCCCACCACAAAAAGCACTGCATGGAAAGGTTGCTCAAACCCCTTCTTTAATTCTTACTATTCATAATCAGATTTCTACAATGGGTGTATGTGCAGTTAAAAACCGTTACGGTCCAGCAGATGCTACTGGTGGTTCACCAGTGTGGTTGTCGTATGAACCAGCATCAATGCAAATCAATGATGTTATTTCATACGAACCAATGCAGTTAGTTTAGGAGAACACATGAGTAAGTGGGAACTTACAGTGGTTGAAAATGCAGGAGAAATCCCAGCATCAAAAGTCACAACAGAGATTGCAGTCCAAACTGCACCCCTCAACATAGACATCAAGGCTCAGTTAATGATTGCTAAGCCTAAGACATTAGCGTATACCGTGGGTTGGAGGGCACTTGTTTGGCAAAATAAAGAAACTGGTCAGTTCAAAGACATCTCAGAAACAGAGTATGAGGAATACCTTAGGACTGGCACTATCAATATCTCCTCAAGAGATGGAACAGATGGTGGAGAAGTTGGGTCTACCGATGGAGATAAAGGAAGCATTAAAGAGTGAGATACCTCAGGTCTTAGAAAAGATAGAGGATGTTGCTAAAAAGATTTATGACCCACATCAGATTTGGTTGGAGTCAATGCAGTTTGCTGATTATGTAACACAGTTAGCAAGCCATCTAGGTGACGACCATGGACCTGAGTGTACTAAAGAGATAGCAGAACAGTTGGCTAACATGTCTAACTCGTTTAAACAAATGGGAGAGAACGCTCTCCAGGTTCTTGATGAATCAGAAAGGGAAATAGATGAGTCACAGTTCTAATGAAACACTAACTATTGGTTGGTGTGATAACGGTATGGTTGACGGTAAGTTTACCGAAGGCATCATGTACACCACCATCATGGCACCTTCTCGTAAGTTAGCGGTTAACAATGCTATCCGTGTGCAAGGTAATCAAATTGGTAGGCAACGCCAAGCATTACTAGACATGTGGTTTGACCAAGTTAAAACTGACTGGTTGTTATGGGTTGACTCGGACATCGTACTTACTGTTGATGTACTTGAAATGCTATGGAAATTAGCAGACAAGAACACCAAGCCAGTGGTATGTGGTACTTACTTTATCTCTAAACAGATGGAGTCATCATTGATGCAGCCTATGCCTGCTTTGTTTAATGAAACAGGCGAGGAGTTTAGTATCCGTTATATTCACCCACTGCCAGCCAGTGAAATTATTAAGGTTGATTGTGCTGGTTTAGGCTTAACGCTTATGCATCGCAGTGTTGTACCTAAGTTGCGTGTTATCTCACCTGACTATTCAGTGTTTGCTGAACAAGAAAACATTGGAGATAGATATGTTGGAGAGGACATAGTGTTCTTTCGTAATCTTAAGAAGGCTGGAGTAGATGTATATGCACACACAGGTGCAAGAGTTAAGCACATGAAACGCTTTTCCTATGATGATAACTACTATGCGTTGTATTGGCAGGCAGCAAAGGCAGCGGAGGAGCAAAGTGGCAACACAACAAGCAAGTAATAAACGCAGAGGCGCAGCATTTGAAATTGAACTTGCTGATTGGCTGATGCAACAGGGTTTAAACGCTCAACGATTACCTCGTGCTGGTCGCAATGACATCGGTGATGTATTCCTACCAGCAACCAATGACATCTATGTGATTGAAGCCAAGGCTCCACGCAGAGATGGCAAGGTAGACCTATCAGGTTGGTTGCGTGAGGCATACCTTGAAGCAGATAACTACCGTAAGTCTAAGAACATGAAGGTAACACCAACCCCATTGGTAATTATTAAGGCATCTAACAAAGGAATTGAGGATGCCTATGTTGTTCAAAGACTGGGTGATGTCCTTGCAAAACTCTAAACATGACATCACTAAGGTTCTTGAACATTATGGATTTGAAGTACCACATGGTAGGCGTGGGTGGTTTACGCTGCGTTGCGCTTTCCATGGTGATAAGGTTAAGTCAGCCCGTTTAAACATAGACAACGGTGGGTTTCGTTGCTTCGGTTGTGACATGGCTGGTGATGTTTATTCATTGATTATGAAACGAGAAGGAGTTGGGTTTAATGAGGCTAAGCAAATCGCAGAAAGAATTACTGGCGAGAGCAACGGAGAATTACGAAAGAAACCTAACGGAGATACTTCCGTACCTGACGAGCAGAGGTATCACAGAACAGACCGCTCGTATATTTCGCCTCGGCTTCGTAAGAGAGCCTGAGATTGGACATGAACCTTACGCTGGTAAGTTAGCAATCCCATACCTCACACCAACAGGAGTGATTGACATAAGGTTCCGCAGTTTAAACGCTGATACGGGTCCGAAATACATGAGTAGACCAGGGGCTACAACCCACATCTTTAACATCAATGCATTGGGCGATGACTCCGATGTTCTTGCTATCTGTGAAGGTGAACTTGATACCGTTGTTGCTACACAAGCAGGCTTTAGTGCGGTTGGTTTGCCTGGGGCTAACAACTGGAAATCTTTTTATTCTCGTGTGCTTGCTGACTGGGCAAAGGTTATCTTGCTATGCGATGGTGACAATGCTGGTCGTGAAATGGCTAAGCATTTAAGTAGAGAACTAGACAATGTATTCCCTGTGTTTATGCCTGAGGGTCAAGATGTTAACGATGTCTTTCTATTGGAGGGCGCAGATGGATTGCGTAAGAGGGCAGGCGTTTAAACATGATGGTAAAGAACTCGTCTTTTGATTTAGACTTTGGCTTTGGTCGCAAGGGCGAGCAATTAGTTGAGGCTTTACTAACAGAAGGTAAGACAGTTGAGGTCAAGCGTGACCGCAAATGGTGGAGCACGAACAACATTTATGTAGAGGTTGAGTGTTGGTTTAACAAGAGTAAATCATGGGAGCCATCGGGTTTGATGGTTACGACTGCGGAATACTGGGCATTTGTATTGGAGCGTGGTGTGATTATGGTACCCACTGACCATGTGCATCATGCAATTAAAGAGTTTGGCAGGGAAATAACCTGCGAGATACCACCTAACTGGAGCAAAGGTTATCTAATTACGGTAGAAGATTTAATGGCAGCAATGAGGATACTTAAAAATGGATAACGATAAAGAATTATTATGGGAAACCGTATACAAAGTAGCACGCCTTAGTGCCACACGATGCGTGCGTATTCATCGCCACCTTGTAACGGCAGATGATGTGTTCCAACACCTAAGTCTTTGGGCAGTAGAACATTGGCACAAGATTGAGGAGTGGGAAGGTCAAGACTCATTAGTGTTTAAACTTAAGCGCACCTTTAACAATGAGTCACAGAAGTTTGCCAGTAGAGAGCGTGCATACAAGAGTAAATCCTCACCCTCTGATGCTTTCTATTACACACATGAGATACTTCAAGAGTTGCTTAAAGATGTATGGCACTACGAACAGTGGGTGCAATCAGCAACGCCTAGTGATGCAGAGTTCATTAGTAAATCAAGTAAGCCAAGCGAGGGTATGAACCGTGAAGCAATGTTGTCAGATGTTAGCGGCGCACTACATCGTTTAAACGAACAAGACAATCTTCTCCTGCGGCGAAGGTTTGATGGTGGTGGCATGGACTTTGATGCACTCGCCATTGAATACTCAGTCAGTGATGAAGCCTTGCGTAAGCGTGTCAGTCGTGCACTTACCAAGTTGCAAGACAGGCTGGGTGGAGAACAACCTCAATGGAACAATCGTAGATATAGGAAACCCGACAATGATTAAACCCAAGTACCAACGCATGAAACCATGGAACTTAATAGGACTCCCGTTGTATTATATTGGTATCTGTTTAAACGACATTGGATACTACATCTATGTAGCAGGAGATAAAATAATTTGGTATAAGCGTAAGCAGATTGGATACACAAAAAAATGAGTGAGAATAAAATAGATGTTAAATGTTTTCATTGCGCTAAACAATTTCAAGTAGACGAATCCGCAGTAAGAACACCTTACTACTGTTGGAGTTGCCGATGATTATAGGTTTGAGTGGATACGCACAGTCAGGTAAAGATACAGTTGCTGAACTGTTATGTTTAAACTATGGGTTCAAGCGTATATCTTTTGCATTACCTATGCGTGATGCAATCTATACATTGAATCCATTGGTTGATGGTCGCAGTCGTATTGCCGATGTCGTTGATGAGTATGGTTGGGATGTAGCCAAGGCTAACCCTGAGGTACGCAGATTACTTCAAGTGTTTGGTACTGAGGTAGGTCGTGAATTATTTGGCGAAAGATTTTGGATTGACCAAGCGTTTAAACGAGCAGAAGAATACCAGCGAGTAGTATTTTCTGATGTGCGTTTTCCTAATGAAGCAAAGGCTATTCTACAAAGAGGCGGTGATGTGTGGCGTGTGAACAGAGGCAATCACGGCGCAGTCAATGGACATACAAGTGAACATGCAATGGATAACTTTATGTTTAAACATGTTATCTATAATGATGGAACGCTTGATGAATTATCTGATGAAGTGTTTATGCTTGCTAAAGAATTAGATTTGTAAAATACAGAAGCCCCCTCGCAAAGACTGGAATCCGCGAAGGGGCTTTTGTATGCTCACCTATCCTATACTTCCCCTTTATAGGGCAGGTGAGCGGTCTTACTGTATCACATTGCTATCCCTCGTGGGTCGGTGACCTGTATGTTCAAGAGTCTGCGTGCTTGTGCCCTACGAAATGGCGTAGTGCCACCCCATACTCCACTCTTTTCATGGACTAGCCCCCACTCTAGGCACATCTCCATGACTGGACACTCTGCACACATGCGAGCAAACAACCTTTCCTCCTCAAGAGTAAAGATGTCCTTGTCGGGGTAAAACAATTCAACATCTAACCCTTTACATGCAGCCTTCTCGGTTAGTTCAGGATTCCATCGCAGTTTAAACGCATCATATCCATTACCTCGGTAGCGAGCCTCGCCTGTTTGCACGATGCGATGGTGTTTAATCTCCATTAGTACCACCCTTTGGCTAAGTGATGAGCGTAGGCTCTACATATTGCACGATTCTTGCCATATTTTCTTTCAATATAAGCAAGCCCTGCATCTACCTGTTTGTATCCGTCAAGTGTGGGTTTCATATCTATATTCACCCAAGTTTCAGGCATGAGTTGTGCTATTCCTAGCGCACCGCTTGATTTATTGCGTGCCTTTGGTCGCCAGTTGCTTTCCTCTGTCCATAATTCAAAGAGGCAAGGGTACTGCTCAAGTTTATCTTGCTTGATTAGTTGGCTGATTGCGTACTGTTGATACTCATTGTCATAGTATGCAACCACCTGTCCTTGTGGTTCATGTCCGTTTATCTGCACCCTTGGGTTAAAGATAAGAAAGATTCCAAGGATAATAACTGTGATAAACCACAGTCTTGCATGCGGGTGGATATGTTTAAACATACTCTGCCTCCAATTTTGCACGGTCACCACATACTCGTTTAATAAATCCAAGTATGTCGTCAGGTATATCTGTGTCGTTACCTTCGGCATCTGTTGTACCCAACACAATCATGTTGCCCACAATCTTGGGTGCGTTGCCAAACATGAACGAGAGTGCACTGGCTACTCCATTGAACGAGAGTTCTTTAAGTAACCCCTCCTCATTTACATAGCCTTGGCATACACCAGCACCAAAGAAATCGTACATGCTGATGGGTTCAATCAATCCACCAACGGCTGCCTGCATATCGGAGAGTTGTTTAAACTCCTTCTCCTCGTATGTCCCATCTGTGTATAACACTGCACCTTTAGCCATTAGTTGTGCCACCCTTCTCTTAATACACCGTTCTCGTACTCTCTGCCTACCTTATAGAGTTCACCGAGTTTGTTTATTTCCTCGCTGATTTTATTGAGAAATGATTTGCGCTTATCACTATCTAAGTGCGACACCATTTCCTCTGTAATATCACACCGCCATATAAGGTTACTCATTAGAGCACCAGTCCTTTCATCATGTTGTTTAGGTCAGCCAGTGCAAGGTCGTCTGCGTTGTACTTGCAGCCGTCAATGGTTGCCTTGTCCTCAAGCCCTGCAATCCTTACCCAATCACGATAAGGCTTGGCTCCCTTGTAGCCCTTCATAAATAAGCAGGCGCTTAGGTATAGGGCATAGTCGTTGTTAATCCACATGGCAATGTTCCATGTGTTGCGGTTTTTCCAACCGTTATATTCCTTAGATGTTGTTGAGGTCATGTGCTTCCACCTGTTTGTTTAATTGGCGTACTCGTTGGCGTAGGTAGTTGCTTTCCCTAACCAAGCGAGCGTTGTCTTTGATTGCTAATCCCATGACGGTTAGCGCACCCAATAGGGCGATGATTGTGGCGATGATGTCGCCTGTTCCTAGATACATACCAGTCCTTTGTT